CGCGACAGGCGAACTAAGGGTCGTGCCAATTCGATCTTGGAATGTGAACACACCTTCTCGAGACATAAAGACACGCCCAAATTCGGCGGTTTCGTTAATTTGCGTGATGTATTGCAGCACGTTCACGCCTGCAGCAACATTGTATGCGCTGTCATGGCCAAGGTTTACGGTGCCAGTAGCGATGTTGCGTGATGCAATTGGGAAATCTACTTCTGGCAAATCAAGGATGGTTTCTATGCGTTCGCCAGATGTTTCAGGCGATGGGTTCAACGCATTTAGATAGGTTTGGGCAAGTAAATAGAACTGGTCGGAGCAATAGACCGTCACGGTGTCCAAACCGCCTAAGGCAAAATTGTAGTCGTAATTAACGATGTAACCCGAGAATAGATATTCCTCAACATTGGTTGAGCTGTAGCGCAGCAATTTGACTTCGCGCAATGGGGCAAGACCTGGCTTTGCTTGCGCTGTGTCATAGTACGGGCTGTTTTCGTCAAAGGGGTTGAAGATGCCGTCCACGTCTTGAATGGTGAACGACATCGTGCCGGCGCTGAACTGGTCGCCAATGTCGCGTCTGCCGCGCTTTACCGCAATTCGAGTGGTTGAGTCCATCACGCTGGCAAACTCGGTCGTGCCGTTTAGCACGTATGTGGTGTTGTCTAATACGCCTTTAAGAGTGTCATCAAGAACGAACGCATCAACTTGGAATCCTGTAGCGATCTGCAGGTCATAGTTGCCCGAGTCAACGACAGCAACGCCGGGCATCAGGCAACCGCTATTTGTAGTGGACCAGCCGAGCGTGAATACGCGCGCAACGCGTTAACCACGCTTTCACCGATCTCGGCGCTAGTTGACAATCCGCCTGTCACGTTAATGGTGATACCACCGCCGTTTTGCATGCGATCTAACGGCACTACGGCCTCTGGGCCTGCTTCACCGATCAGCGCAAGGGTAGGTGATGAGACAATGCCACCTTCGGCCATGCGTGGTAAATTCATGCGACTTGCAGCCTGTGTAGCCGAGTTGCCACCAATGCTTGGCAGGTTGACGTGCGCGATCGTATTAATATCTGGCGCAATAGGGATGGCGTTATAGGCGCGAATAATGCCGTTAACCATCATGATCGCACCGTTGACCACCGACTCGAATGCGCCAAGTATGCCGTTAATAATTGCGTTAACGCCTGTGCGGAACCACTCAAACTTGTTGTAGGCAACGACCAGCGCGGCGACCAGTAGGGCTACGCCTGCAGCGATCAGGCTGAACGGGTTGAGTGCCATGGCAATGTTTGTTGCCACGATTGCAGCTGCGACTAAGCCGATTGCGGCAGCGATTGCCAAGAATGCTTTGGGGTTGTCTTGTGCCCATGCAGCGAACTTGTTAAGCACCGGCAGGACGGCCTCGAGCACGGGCAACAACGCAGCACCGATTGACTCTTTAGTTTCTCCAATACTGTTTTTAAGTATTGCCATCTTTCCTGCAGCGGTCTCTGCGTTTTTTGCTGTGGCACCACCAAACGTACCGCCAAGCACATTCATAATTTCGTCAAGGCTTGCGCCTTCCTTAATCATTGTGGCCATCTCTGGCGATAGCGAACGCAACGCCTTAAAGTTGCCCTGATAAGCCTTAGCAAGCGCGTCAGCGACCGTTGCGCTAGACATGCCCGTTGCAGTAGATATGTCCATTACAAGGTTCATGTCGCGCATAGCGATGCCAACATCTTTTGTGCCGCGCACCAAACTCTCGAGTGCTGTGCGATATTCGGTGTCAGCGATACCAGATGCACGTGACATTGCAGCGATCTGGTCTTCAACGGCTTGAGTTTGTTTGCCACTAATACCGGTGACATTTTGCAAAGTAAGCGCTAATTTGGCTTGTTCCTGCTGATCTTCCATCGCTGCTTTAGTTGCGTCACCGAGTGCAACGGCCAAACCGCCAAGTGCGGCAGCTGCAGGAATCGCAGCCTTTTTAATAGCGAACTGGGCTTTTTCTGACGTGGTTTCCAGTTGCTTAAATTGGGCAATAGCCTTTTTAATTCCCTTGCCGTCAAACTCTGAAATGATCGGGATATTAATTGCCATTACGCGGTCTCTCTGTTCGCTTCATCCATGACGCGCTTAACCAATTGCTCCATCTCGGAAATGACATCGTTTTGGCGTTGCTCGTACGCTTTCCACATTACTCGCGAACGACTGCCATAACGTGCAGTCAATGCGCGGCCAAGCGCGCCAGCCATAGACATGTCAAACATTGTGCCGGTAGCGCCCTGCCATTGAATACTAAACGTGCCCACATTCGTGGTGTTCCCGTTGTATTCCTTGATCGCTCGAGTATTGATCTTGGCCTGAATCTTTTGCTTAAAGCCTGGTATCCACGGCAACATGCGAAACCCTGATTTCGTTGACCAATTGCGCGACATGCCAGACAGCGGCGCGTTAGACGGCACAAGTTTGTTGGCATCGTCAATGACGGGTTGCACAATCTTTTTGTAATCTTTGGTGATTTCACGGCGCAAAGATTTATCAATCTTGTTAAGGGTCTTTAAGGCATCTTTAAGCCCAACCACCTCAATCTTTGCTGAAACTTCCGCCACGTTATCTCCGTTTTTTGTTTGCCTCGTTAAGCACTTTAATGACCGTTACCAAGTCTCGTGAGTCAAATGCAATGTCGCTAGGCCACCAACCGACCGCGACCAAAATCTCTGCTAATTGGCGGCGGTAGGTGCCGCGTCCGTAGGGTTTGGGTCGGTCTCATCCAATACCGGAATGATCTCAATGTTTGGGTTTTTAGCAACCCATTCACGCCAGTTGTCGCCTACCTGCTCACCTTTTAACTTTAAGATCGTGTGCATCCAACAGCAATAATCGCTGTACAGCGGATTAGTTGACAGCTGTTGAATGTTGCGGCGCTCGAGTCGTTCCCATTCGGTAACTACAAACAGGTTTGTGTAGTAGTACTCGGGTGCGCTGTCGGCCGTGCGCTTGAATTGCAACTTGATTTTCATTATGTCTCCTATGTCGGCTTGGAGCCGTTAATTATGCGGTTGTGTCAACCGAATATACGCCACCTTGGAACTCAATTTCCCATGTGGACAATTCACCAAGGCTTGCGTTAATTACTGGAATTGCTGCAAGGTAGGTGTCGGTCAAAATGAAGCCAGGGTTAGTTGCGCTGTCTGCTGCGCTGGTTGGGTTCACTTTGATTGTGCACTTTGTGCCGAGAAGTGGTGCCAAAACTGCATAGGACTCGCTCGCTGCATAACTGGCATAGACCGTCAAAGTCAATGAGTTGCTAAACAATCCTGCCGTCATTGTGCGCGAAGTTGAACCAAATGCGGTGTCTTCAAGTGCTTCTGCAGTCACGGTCAATGTCGCCGCGCTTACTTGGTCGGTGATGTCAACAATAGAGCCGATAGCGGCGCCGACTTTGACGACTGGGTTTGAGAGATACGTGCTAGTTGCCATGATTACTCCTTAGGTGCTTTCTTGATAGTAGATGATTTCTTTGGCTTCTGCGTGGATTTCTCTGCCGGAACAATCAATCCTGCACCAAGCGCAAAGATCAGATCGCGTTGCGAAGTTGGTATCCACTCTTGACCGACAGCGCCGAAACGTGGTGATGCAATTAAATAAATCATGCGGTCTGGGCTTGGATAGCGCAATCAAGGTCATAGCATGGATATAGCGCACCACCAATTTCTAGGCTTGACGGACGGCCAGCCATCACAATAATCTTTGAGCCAAGCACGCTTGCAACGATGCTCAAAATTGAACGCAGCACCGGCAAACCTGCTGGGCCTGAACCGATCACTTTGACAGGGAACTCAAGTCGCACAATGTTGCCATTACCAAACGCTGTAGTGAAATTAGGTGCATCTAAGTACACGCAATTAGGCACAAGTTTCGTTGGATCATTGACCACGCGCAAGCCAGATACAGCTGTAAGCGTTGCCGTCACATCATCAATGGCTTCGTTAAACAGGTCGATGTATGCCATTAGGCAACCGCTGGCCGTGGAATACCTAGCAACTGTTTGACGATCGGGGTCAGGCTTTGTTGTGGTGCTGTGCCCATGCCGTCAAACGTGGCGTAGGTGGTCTCTATTGAGCCTCTGGAACGCCATAGCGCGGCGCAATACATGATCGTGCCCAAAGTAACGTCACCGCTTGGCGAAGCCGTTAGGGAGTCGATATAGCCCGATTCTTGCCGTCTGCGATAACAGAATTGGTTGCCAGCCGATACCGATTGCGTGAGCAACGTGTAATCGTCTGACGGGTTTGTAATCGTGATGCCCAAATAGGTCATAACATCCGCAGCTGTAACCCACGTGCAAACAGGCGCATATGAAACGGTGCCGGATGTTGCAACACGCTCAACATCGCTGGCGGTCTTGGCATAAAGCACCTGATTCTGAATCGGTACTTGATAATCAAAGAGCAAATCGCCTTCGGTATCCGTGCCAACAAACAGGTATTGCGGTAACGCGTAAACGCTGTATGTGCCATTGAATGTTGCATCAACTGATGCGACCGTGATGGACTGGCCGACTGCAATCTCGTTGGGGATCAAGAGTTGCAGGACGGCGTAGTTGTCCACCAGATACATGTAAATAACTGTGTAAATAGCCATGGCGGTTAAGCCGCCTTTCTACTAGGCCTGGGTGATCTTGCGAATCATGCCACCGATTGCAGCAAAGGTGCTTGCGTAGAGGTGGAATGAGAACGTGCGACCAAGAACTGCAGGCGCTTCAAGTGAC